GGCGGGAGATGGTCACAGGAGAGCGCTATTACGCAGGCAAGCATGACATTTTGACCCGCAAGAAAACCATCATAGGCCCAGGCGGACAGATCGAAGAATGCAAACATCTGCAAAACAGCCGCATTGTAGACAATCAATACGCCAGAGTAGTGGATCAAAAGGTGAGCTATCTTTTAGGCAGTCCCCTGACAATTGACAGCGAACAGAAGGAATTACTGCCCGAGCTAAACGCCCTATTCGGCGCAGATTTCATGCGAAAACTCCGTCTGGTAGCGGAAGATGCCCTAAACTGCGGCATCGGATGGCTTCATCCCTATTATGATAAGCGCGGCACCCTCCGCTTCCGCCGCATTGCCCCGTGGGAACTCATCCCATTCTGGGCGGATGATGCCCACACAGAGCTAGAGGGCGCACTCCGGGTCTACAAGCGGCCTCGCGGCGGATATGAGGAATCTGACACCATGCTGGAATGCTTCACCCCAGAGGGGCTCCATCACTTTACCCATGAAGATGAAGAGATCAAGCCGGAAGGTTCTGTGAAACCTTATTTTTCCTGCAAGCTGGATGGTGCAGAGCGGGCGGGCGTGTGGGGCGCGATCCCCCTAATCCCATTCCGGGCAAGTTCCCGAGAAATCCCCCTGATCCGCCGGGTGAAATCCTTGCAAGATGGGATTAACCTCATGCTATCAGACTTCCAAAACCGCATGAGCGAGGACGCACATCAGACTGTCCTTGTCATCCGCAACTTTGACGGGGAAGACTTGGGTGAGTTCCGACGGAATCTTGCCACATTCGGCGCGGTCAAAGTCCGAAGTGAGGGCGGAGACGGGGGCGGAGTGGATACGCTGCACATCGAGGTGAATGCTGATAATTTTGAGGCAATTCTAAATCTCCAGAAGAAGGCGCTGATCGAAAACGCAAAAGGCTTCGATGTTCGGGATATCACCCTGAAGGGCAGCCCAAATCAGATGGCGATCCAATCCATGTATGCCGACATGGATCTAGACGCAGACCGGATGGAAACCGAGTTCCGGGGCGCTTTCCATGAGCTGTTTCAGTTTGTGGCAGAGCATCTGGCGCGCTTGGGTAAGCCGGGGCTTGAGGCCGAAAAGATGAATGTGATCTTCAAACGCGACATGCTGATCAACGAATCTGAGCACATCGATAATTGTCTGAAAAGCCAAGAAATCCTGTCAAAAGAATCTGTCCTCTATAAGCACCCGTGGACAAGCGACATAGAGAAAGAGAAGGAGCGCTTGAAAACAGAATCTGTTCGGTCGCGTTCACACAAAAGCGATACACTGGATTTGTAAGGACAAGCAAGAAGGAGGTTTCAAACATGGATCAAGCGAAGGAAGATTTATCCGGCATCCGGCAAGAGCTGGAAGAAATCTGGGGAGAGCTAAACGGCCTCCGCAGAGCGCCGGAGTTTGTCGGTGTAGAACCCGGACAAGGGGGCGACACTTTGCCGGAAGAAGATCTCTTGCCCTTTGAGGCAAGGCTCAGAAAAGCGCGGGACACAGGGGACATGTTAGGCGCCCTCCGCATCAAACAGGAAGCCGCCGCAAGCGGCATTGTGCTTCTGTAAAAAAACAGAACAAAGGAGAATCATACATGGCAAATCAAGTAACAGGCCTCGGCACCTCTTGGAATCTACCAAACTACGCAGGAGAGCTTTTTTCCGCAGACGCCGCACAAACCCCGCTCCTCAGCATGACAGGCGGCCTATCCGGCGGCAGACAGACGGATAACTTTGAATTTCCCACAGCGGTGCTCTACGACTATCCCACAGCAGACCAGCCGGAGATTTCAGAACGCGCCTCAGCCATAGCGCCGGAAGCCCATATGGCGGTTCGTGAACAAGAGGCAAACGTGGTGCAGATTCACCAAGAGGTGATTGACCTGAGTTACGTAGCCCTATCGAACCTGCATCGGATGAGCGGACTGAATACGGCGGGGCAGAAACCGGCCTATGAGGACGAAAAGTTATTCCAGCTCCAACACAAGCTAATCAAAGTGGCGCGGGATGTGGAACATAGCTTCATCAACGGCAGCTATCAAAAAGCAGGCAGTGCCTCTGAGGCGAACAAGACACGGGGACTGCTCGAACTCACCCGCGCAAATACCCACATCGATGCAGGGGGCGTGCCCCTCACAGCAGATCTCTTGCGCACGCTCTATCGTGACATGGCAGACGCGGGAGCTTACTTTAACAATATGGTTATGTTTCTCTCCGCCTATCAGAAGCAGCAACTGACAGAGGTGTACGCAAGCCAAATGGGCGCTCGTGTGGCAGAGTGCCAAAGTATGGGCGGCGTGAACATTACTCAAGTGGAGACGGACTTTTTCAACATGGGCATCGTCTGGAACCGCTTTGTCCCGGCGGATACGGTTTTGATCGCAGACGTGGCGCATATTGCCCCTGTGTTCCAAGTGGTACCGGGGAAAGGCGTTCTGTTCACAGAAGAACTGGCCAAAATCGGCGCCTCTGAGAAGATTCAGCTCTTCGGTCAAATCGGTCTGGCCCATGGTGCGGGCTTCCTCCATGGTAGCATTACAGGCCTACAGGCGCTCTAATGAAAGAGAAGCTGAAACAACGTTTAGGAGAGCTGGGAGCTATGCCTCCGGCGGAGGATGAGGGGCTTCTCAAGTCCCTCTGTAAGGGCGCGAAACGCAGGCTCTTAGCCGAGACCGGGCAATATGAGCTGCCCGGTGCCTTAAAGCCTACCATGATCGACATGGCGGCGGGGGAATATCTCCTATTCCGAAAGAGCATCGGGCGCCTAGAGGGCTTCGATCATGAACACGCTATCCGGCAGATGTCCCAAGGGGATACGAGCATCACCTACGCAATCGGGGGCGAAGGAAAATCTCCGGTAGACGCCTTGATCGAACATCTCCTCACTCCGCCTCCGGCGCTCATCACAGAGTGGAGACGCCTGCGATGGTGAGTAGAACCAAGACCCTCAGCAAGCTGTGGACGGATCGCTGTGATGTCTATGTCAGTGAGCAAGTTGAAGATTTGAGTACAGGCCGTATCATAGAACAAGAACGCAGACTACATCAAGAGATTCCCTGCCGCCTAAGCTTCCGGCGAGGGATTGAGGCCATGGGGATGCTCCGCGACATCGGGGATGCGGCGATGGAAGCAGTGCAAGTCGTACGTCTATTCTTAGCACCGGATATAGACATTTCCGCCGGTTGCCGCATTGTGGTCAGACGGGGAGACGGCAGCGAACTCCGTTTTCGGCGCAGCGGCGTCCCCGCAGTATTTGAAAGCCATCAAGAAATCCGCATGGAGCGGGAAGAACGCTTCGTGTAAGTGTAGGAGGGGTCAAGCATGAGAGATCTAAGCGCATTCCTGCGCCCGAACGCGGCGCAAGTGGAAAATGTAAGATTTGAGGCATCAAAACGCTTCACCGGAGAGGACGGCGGCCCTGTTCCATGGGAAATCCGCTGTATCAGCTCTACAGAAGACGAAGAAATCAGACGTCAAAGTACGCGCCGCTGTGCCGGAGGGAGAGGGCAGTCGACCTCCGAGACGGATGTATCTCTATATCTGGGTAAGCTTGGGGCAAAGTGTACCGTCTACCCTGACCTAAACGACCAGACACTGCAAGACAGCTATGGGGTCATGGGTGCAGACAAGTTACTCCGCGCCATGCTGACCCCAGGGGAATACGCGGATTTTCTGAGAGAAGTGCAGAAAATTTGCGGTTTTGACACCTCCTTTGACGGATTGGTAGAAGAGGCAAAAAACTAATCCGTGAAGGGGATGGAGAGGCCTGTCTCGCCCTCTATTGTCTTCACGAATTCAAACTCCTGCCCACCGATTTCCTGCGATTAGACAGGCGCGAGCGGGCATTTATCGTAGCCGCCATAGCGCTCAAAGAAAAGAACCGAAGCTAGAGCGGCATAGCCTTTGGGGCGTACTTTGCGAAGGACACATTGAGCGGATGTACCGCTTCCTCCTAAAACCTTCGACGGTGCGCCCCAAGGTCTTGATAGAACATTGTAGGGGCGAACTGTGTTCGCCCGCCACCATTGCCGCCACTGCGGGCGAACACAGTTCGCCCCTACGTCGATGCAAGGCGACAGAATCAATTCAGTTTAAAATTCAAAGAAAGAGGTGGTGTTTTGGCAAGCATCCAGTGTGCCATTGAACTATACGACGGTGTCTCTCCTGTCCTCGCAGAGATGGCGCTGTCTCTCGACAACTTCAGCGGACAATTCACCCAATTCGCGGAAGAAATGGATGCCCTCACGCCGGATCTGGAAGGTCTCACCCTCTTCGGAGGCGCGTTGGAATCCCTCACCGCAGAAGCAGAGGGAGCCTATGGTGTCATGAGCGCCCTCCTATCAGCCGGCGAGGGATTGTTAGACGTGTTCAGCACAGAAGTCTTTGCTCCCCTCACCGAAGGTGCAATGTATGCTACCCACGAGATCACAGACCTCTTCGGTACCATGGGTGGCAATATCATAGAAACCTTCGACGGGATCGGCAGACACGCGGCAGAGGTGGCAGGGGGCATCCCAAGTCACTTCGCAGGCCCCCTAGCCCAAGTGACAGGAATGTTCCAAAGTATGGCAGCGAATGCGAGGGCTGCACTGAACTCCATTACCGTTAGTGCCCGTACCGCAATGAATATGACAAACCAAGTTTCAAACGCCGCACAAGCGGTACCCCGCCTCATGTCCGCAGGGGGCGGCGGGGAAACCGTATCCCTTTTTGGCATCCCAAGCAGAGAAGTCCTCACCCTCCCCAATCCAGAGGTTTATTGGACACCAAAAGAAGCCGACACTGTACAGCCAACCACGGTGCATGTGAGTGTCCAAAATGAGAACCACATCGCCCGTGATGTAGACGTAGAGGCAGTTCTCCGTGAGATGGAAGAGAGACTGTGTGACGCAGTCGCAAGCTCCATTGAGGGGGTATACGCATGAGTTACCGCATATTCCTAGACGGCCTCCTCATGCCCATCACCCCCAGCCGGATCACAGTCCGCCACAAGGGTAGAAACCAGCGCACAGCCCTGATAGATGGCGGTGAGCTGACCCATCTCAGGAAGGGAGACGGCGCGGAATTCACCTTATCCCTCTGTCTCCCAAGACGCGCTTATCCATTCGCCCGCTATGAGCACGGATTTCTGGCGCCGGAGGTATTTCTGGATCGCTTGCTCGCACTCAGACAAGACAGACGCCCCTTCCGCCTCATCTGCGCTCGCATAGCTCCATCAGGACGCCTACTCACAGACACAAACTACCGCGTTTCCTTAGAGGATTTGCAGATCACAGAAAACGCCGAAGATGGGGACGACGTGACCATTTCTATCACTCTGCGGGAATATCAAGAGTTTTCCGCAACAACAGTGGCGGAAGACGGACAGCGCATTGTCATCGAAGGCATCGGGCGCGAGATGGACAATAGACCGGAGGGCGGCACACATACCGTAGTCCGCGGCGATACCCTCTGGGGCATTGCAAGAAAGCACCTAGGTGACGGACGCCGTTATCGGGAGGTCTTTGAGCGAAACCGTGATCAGCTCCAGAATCCGAACCTCATCCTACCCGGCCAAGTGTTAAGGCTTCCCTAGAGAGGAGGGTGACATGGCAAATCCCATCGTAACGATACAGACCAGGCACAATACCTACACCCCCATCATTGCGGAAAACATCACCTTGGAATCCACCAGAATTGGCACACCGGGGAAGCTGACTTTTCGTGGCATCAAAGATGAAATTATCGGCGTCCGGGGCTTTCATGAGGGGGACAATGTGAGGCTGACTCTAGACGGAACCATTCTATTTGCAGGTTTCGTCTTCACCAAAAGACGTTCCTACGGCGGCGTCATCACTGTGACGGCCTATGACCAAATCCGCTACTTGAAAAACCGGGATACTTACGCCTATGAAGACATTACAGCCTCCGACCTCCTCCTCCAAATCGCAGGAGATTGGGGACTAGAGACAGGCAACATCGAAAACACCGGCTACATTCTCCCTGCTCGCATAGAGAATGGACGGCCTCTCTTAGACATGCTCCAAACAGCCCTTGATCTCACAGAGGAACAAACAGGAGAACGATTTGTGCTCTACGACGATGCAGGGAGGCTCAGTCTGAGCCGTGCCGAAAATATGCAGCTCGACACTCTGATCCACGAGGGCAGCATCGGTGATTTCGACTACAGCTCCACCATCGACCGAGATGCCTATGCAGCCGTGCGCCTCTTCAGGCAAGGTGCAGGGGAGGGGGAGACTGTCTTCTTTGAGTCCCGCCGGGAAGATCTCCAGAGACGCTTTGGTGCCTTACGTCACTACGCACGGCTCACAGAAGACACAGACGGACAGAAAACGGCGGAAGCCCTCATGAGAAAACTAGGTCGCAAAACCCGCCGTCTTCGTATTCTGGATGCTGCGGGAGATCTCCGCGTCCGCGGTGGATCTATGCTCCCCGTTCAGCTCTACGTGGGTGACTTAAATTTGGGGCAGATGTTCCATGCAGAGCGGGTGATCCATCGCTTCTCAGAGGGCAGTCATCTGATGGAGCTCATTTTAACAGGAGGTGATTTTGTTGACTGATCTCGTCCAAACCATTAAAAAAGCAGCTATCGAAGCCGTAGAGGCAGAGGAACCGGCGGCTCCATTCATCGGCACGGTAACAGGAGAATCCCCCTTGCGCGTGCGCCTCAACCAAAGGCTCACTGTATCCGGTGAACGGATCCTATTCCTCAGAGGCCAAGCCGCGCCGAGAGAGGGAGATCGGATTGCCCTATTACGTTTTGGCGGTGGACAGACCTATCTGATTTTGGGGTGTTTGTCATGAGAAACACTAGAACAAACATCCCCCGGGAACATATGCCAGAGCGCACATTCCGGCTGGATGAACAAAGCGGCATAGTCCGAGGTCTCACAGACGGTCGGGAGGCGGCTCGCCAAGCCATACGGCTGATCCTCCATACGGAACGGTTTCGATACGAGATATACAGTTTCCGATATGGTACGGAACTTGCGGGCTTGGCAGGGAAAGGGGACAGTTTTCTCTTCCCTGAAATCAAGCGCCGCGTGACAGAAGCTCTGCTCACAGACGACAGAGTGAGAAGCACATCAGACTTCGTATTCAAGCGGGTCAGAACCCGCGTAACAGTCCGTTTTGTGGCTCACACGATATTCGGTGACATCGAACAAACACTGGAACTTTAGGAGGTGAACCCTTGGAAGATACAAATTTTGAAGCCATTCTGGAGCGGCTTTTAGAAGAAGCCCGCACAGGCTTCCCCGAACTCGACACCAGAGAGGGATCTCTCATCTATTCAGCCCTAGCCCCTGCGGCAATTGAGCTGAGCCGTGTCCATGAGGCCCTAAACTTTGCCTTAGAGATGAGCTTTGCGGATACCGCGGCGCGGGAATTTCTCATCCGCCGTGCCGCCGAACATGGGATTCATCTCATCCCCCCAACTTCGGCACAGATTGAGGCGGAGGTAGAGCCGGAAGAGCTTGGTCTGCCGCTAGGCAGACGTTTTCGCGCGGGCAATGCCGTCTATGTGGTGACAGGCATAAGTGCGGAGGGCTACCCAGTTTTAACAGCCGAGACAATCGGTGCTATTGGGAATCAGTCCGGTGGAAGACTCATCCCCATCGACTTTATCGCTGGACTCCGCAGCGCAAGCATCCGCGCCCTGATTCTGCCGGGTCGAGACGAGGAGCGCACAGAATCTCTGAGAGAGCGATACATGGAGAGCCGCCGCATCCAAGCATTCGGCGGGAACATTACAGCATACAGAGAAAAAGTCCGCGCCCTCCCCGGCATCGGCGGGGTGCAAGTATTCCCAGCCCATGACGGGCCGGGTACAGTCAAAGTCGGCATTCTGGCGGCAGACTTTATGCCCCCATCAGACACCCTAGTTGCGTCCGTGCAAGAGGTGCTCGACCCCCATGACCAAACAGGAGAGGGCAGAGCTTGGGCACCTATTGGACACCGGGTAACGGTAGCCCCTGCCATCCCACGCCCTATTATGGTGGAGACAAGGCTGACGCTAGACCGGGGTGCGGATCCGGAAGACATCAGCGCGAAAGCGCTAGAGGCAATAGAGACATACTTCCACGAGTTGCGCACTGCCTGGGGTACCAATCACGGACGTACCCTTCGTCTCAGTCAGATTGACACACGGCTCCTTGATCTGGAGGGCGTAGTGGACATTGCAGATACAGCCCTAGATGGCGGAAGCCGGAACTTAGCTCTCACAGATATGGAAGTTCCCACCCTCGGCAGTTTTGCCCTGCACTAGAAGAGGAGGTATACCCATGGATCGACAGATGTTAGACTACCTCCCCCGTGTGCTGCAAATCGTCAGAGACTTCCAATGTCTCATGGCAGTCTATCAAAACGCGTTTCGGGATCTTTGGCAGCGCGAGCGGAAAAACGAGGACAACTTCTATCTGCAAACAGCAGGGGAACCGGGGCTCCTCCACTGGGAGCGCATCCTTGGGATTCCAAAGCGTCCCGGGCTGGATCTGGAAAGCAGGAGACAAATCATCGCGGCGCAGATTAGCAAGACCCCGCCTTACTGCTGGAACACGCTTTTGTCTGTTCTGAAAACTCTGACAGGCAGTGAAGCGGCCTTTCACGCAGAGCTGGATGGGTTTACCTTAAAACTGGATATCCTTGCCCCTTGGCGCAAAATGGAAGACGCCGTGTTTCATCTGGTGCGTCAAATGATTCCGGCAAATATCGCGCTGAATATCGTGCTAAACGGAAACACCCACAGAGATCTAAGTCAGGCGACCCATCGAGCACATAGTGCGTATACCCATTACCAACTGAGAAATGAGGTGGATTTCACTTGAACAAAACCAAAAATTTTGGTTTGACTTTACCGGAGCCGGACGATTTCTATGACATTGAGGTGTTCAATCAAAACAATCGAATCATCGATGCACTCTTGCAGGAACTCGCAGGGGGCGGCTCAAAAGAGCTCATCCGCACATTCACAGCCTCCGGCGTCTTTCGTCCGGCGGATCACGGTTTATCTCCCGGCGATGCGGTTGATGTGTACATCGCCGGTGCTGGCGGGGGTGGTTTAGTCGGCGGCGGGGGCGGCGGTCGCTGCATATTTGCGCGTAATATTGTCTTGTCATCCGGTTCA